TTTACTGTACCTAATATTAATTAATTATCTTTATATTTGTTTTTTTTATTATTAATTACACATAAATCAATAACAGCAATATTTAATATATTTTCATACATATTAAATAACTGTTATCCACCCCAACGTCAAAACATATTTCAGTTATTTTCTTCTAGAAAAAACAATAGTGAATAATTGTGATGTTGAAGTCAGTTACATTCGTAATAAAAAAATAGAAAATTCAATTGTTAATATAGGTGAAAAAGATAATTTACCATTGTGTATGTCACAATTGGATTTTAATTTAATCAATAAAGTATCCAATTTAATAAAAATAAACTGGAAAACATTTGAAATAAAAAAGGCAATTTATGTAAAAAATGACAAGGAAATGTTACAACGTGTTAGAAATTCTCATATCAAAAAAGGTGATATTAAAATAGAGAAAGATGATATTTATAGATATATATTAATTGATAAAATAAATAAAGGAAATCCGTTTCCGGGTATCCATTATCATTATAATCATAAAATGAAAGATTATGGATTACCTAAAATTATCATGTGTTCTGGTGGATATTTAATGCCTCACTTTGATGAAAAAGGTATTTATAATTTAAGTGATAATATGTTATATTTGATAGTTAAAAACAAAAGTGAATATCAAGGTATGTGTTCATTAATAAATTCGAAACTAATAAAGTATCTCAATAAAATTTCAATGACTGATAATATACATGGTAGAGATACTGTGATCAAAAATATGAAACAAATAGATTTATCCAAAATAAAAACAGAAAAAGATATTTACAAAATGTATGATATTTCAAATGAAGAATTAAAATTAATCGAAGATACTATTTAATAGTCTATCAACCAACAACTTAACGACGGGAACAGATATTGCGTTTCCTGCAAGTTTATATAACGCACTATCCGATAAATTAGGTAATTTATATGAACTAGGAAAACCTTGAAAATTAAAACATTCTCTTGGTGTTATTTTTCGAATTCCTTTGTCATCCAATAATAAAGGCACGTTATGTCCCCCTGAACCCATATTACATGTCAAGGTTGGACAACACCCACTTTTATTTTCTCTTACATAATGTCTCCGATATTGATACAAAACATCATGTTTAGTTACATTTTGTTTTATGGTATCAAACATCTTAAATCTATTTGTATAATAATATTTATCATCTATATTATTTTCTAAAAATGTTTTCATATTTGATGATTCAATTGGTGTAAAATCGAAATTAAATTTATCATATATTTTTTTATCCTTGAAACACAAAATATATATTCTCTCACGATGATGTGGAATGTGTGTTATTTTCGAAGTATCTAACACACAATATTTAACGAAATAATCTAGTTTTTCTAAATTTTCTTTAATAATCTTAAAGGAATTACCTTTATCATGTGATAATAAATTTTTAACATTTTCCAAAATTATAACTTTTGGTGAATGAAATTTTATAATTTTAATGATTTTCCAAAATACATTGGAACGTTCATCGTCGAAACCTAATAAATTTCCTGCAACACTAAACGGTTGGCAAGGAAATCCACCACATAATATATCGTGACTAGGAATATCGGATTCATTCACGTTATGCAAATTTTTAAGTTCAAATAAATGATTTGGATTATTCAATTGATAAATTATTTTAGATTCTTTAATCATATCATTCGCATATACACATTCGAAAACATCATTACACTTAAACGCTTCTGTGAAACCACCTGTTCCCGCAAACAAATCGATAAATTTGATTTTGTCTGTCATATCTTATTGATAATATCATGTCATCTTACTTTTATATTCAATTTTTATGTTCAATGTTGAGTTTTATATGATGTCCCGCACATGAACAGTCATCACTTTCAAAAACAATCTCAACATAACCATCCAAATCATCATGTTTTACCATAAAATTTACTTTATAATAATCTTCATTTTCAGATTTTTTTTTTGAATTTATAATATATTTCATTTTCCCGAAATCAAACGATTTTATTATTTTCAGTATATTTTTAATAGTTGTATTATTGAATGTTCGATAAGTTATTATCATATTTGTATCTCCCGAAGACGCTACGACACCATTATGATAATTTACATAAGTAAGAGAATTTACTACATCATATTTGATTTTATCAAATATAAGTAAATCTTCTTCTGATTTTATTTTTGATGTAACATTGTTAATATATTTTAATCCATATGGATCAATATTATGTTTTATTATTGGTTTAGGTAAATTGTATTTTGTTTTAAGTAAATCATATGTATCTTCGATTTCTTTATGATTCACAAAATATTCTAAAATTTCATTACATGCATATTCAAAATCATAATTATTTATGATTTTTGCATATTTTTTATTTAATCTTAACCATTCCATATTTATAAACTAAAGTGATAAAATAACTTAATACTAAAATCTGTCAGAATTTGAGAAGTCATCAACGCCATCAATGTTACTCCATTTAACATAATATTCGTGTGGATAATATCCATTCTGTTCGTTGAACATACCAATGTAAAATATTCCTTCTGTGGTCGTTATTTCATTGATATACGAAGTCATGTATTCATCCTCCTTAAATTTTTCAAGAAATTTTGGAATGTTTTGATTATGAACGTATTTGACTGAAATAATGCTTCCTTTGATTTCGTCTAGCGATTCATGGGGATGTAATTTTGGGTCTTCATCTTCAAATGTAACATATGTGTCATTTTTTTTGTTACCTAAAATCAGTCCAGTCCATTCTAACCCCGAGTGTCCATTGCTTACCGCAAATTCGCAAATTCCATTATTATTTGTTTCAATAGTTAATACTAAATAATCTTCATTATTATCAATTTTTGTATTCATTATTTTAGATGTCATTTTTAATAAGAGATAATTATCATAAGGATAATTATCTTCAATTTTTTTCTTAAAAAGTTCCTTCATTCACATAATCATCAACACCATCAATATTATTCCATTTAACTTCATATGTATGTGAATAATATCCATTATGTTCATTAAATATACCAACGTAAAATGTCCCTTCAGTAGTTATTATTTCATTGAAATATGAATTCATATCGCCAATGCGACTATCTTCAAATTGACTAAGAAAATCTGGAATATTTTGATTATGAAGATATTTAATTGAAATTATGTTTCCTTTAAGTTGATCTAATGTTTGTTTATCGATTACTCGTTCTCCATTTGATGCAAGTGGATCAAATACATCACATGTCTTGGTTTCTTTGTTACCCAAAACCAATCCGAAATATTCACAACAAAGGAATTCTTTACTTACAGAAAATTCGCAAATTCCATTATCAGTTGTTATGATAGTTAAACTAAACATGCTTTCATCATCGTTAAATTTCTTATTTACTATTTTAGATGTCATTTCTAATATAGCATTATTGTTCTTGGAATAATAATTATCAATTTTTTTTTAAAATACATCTCTGTTTATATAATCTTCAATACCATTAATATTTTTCCAACTAATACAATAATCGTGTGGATAATAACCATTATGTTCATTGAATATACCAACGTAAAACGAACCTTCAGTAGTTGTTATTTCATTAAAATATGAACGCATAAATCTATCATTTTTTTCCATAAATTGTGTGAGATGTGAAGGTAAATTTCCATCGCAAACGTATTTAATAGAAATTATGTTTCCTTTGATACAATCCAAAGATGAATTATCATTAAGTATCGCATGTGATTTACTTTTTTTGTTACTTAATACTAAACCAAACGTATCATAATATATTTTTTCATTATTGATAGAAAATTCACAAATTCCTCCATTAGTCGTTTCAATAATTAATGATAATCTTTTATCATTATAAATTTTTTTACTCACAATTTTAGATGTCATTTTTAATATTGTATGGATATTTTCTTTGGAATTTTCAATATCAATTTTTTCAATAAAATAAAAATTGATTATAATTATCCAAAGGATAATTATAGATAATTATTATAATGGTTTATTATTCTGTTCCGATAGGAAGGACACCAGGAATATACGATAAGTGGGATGAAGTGACAAAAAATGTTAATGGATACCCAGGGTGTAAGTTTAAAAAATTCAAAGAATTAAAAGATGCAGAAGAATATTATGATAAAAATAAGGGTAGTGTTTCAATAAATGCCATGACTCAAAAAAATAACAATGTTAAACAATATTTTTTAAATTTGGATAGAACGACAGACAAAGATAATTCTCTCAGAGATACATGCGTGTTAATATCAAAAACACATTTGTTTTCTGAAAAAGATTTGAAAAAAAATGTTAAAACCAATGGCGAAACCAATGACGAAACCAGTAATTATTCATTTAAAGACGCTTTCACCATTGATGTTTTCACTGATGGAAGTTGTATTAATAACGGAAAAGGAAAATTAGTTAAGGGGGGATACGGAATTTATTTTCCAACCAAACATGAATATAATATAGCCAATCCTTTTTTTATTCATCCTGTAACCAATAATCGTGCGGAATTATTTGCATTAATTCACTTGTTTAATATAATGCCTAATGTAACAGGAGATTTTGGACAGACATTCAATATTCATACCGATTCCAAATATTCTATAACCATACATAAAAGAATTATGAAAATGATTTCGAAATATTCATTAAAAGATATAATGGAATTGCTAAATAAATACAAAAAACACAAATATTTTAATTATATAGAACGTAAATCAACGAAATCCGAATATCATATCAGTCATCATTTAATAGACGTTCAAAAAACATATGATTATATTTTCCCTGAATTAGATAACCTAATAAATTTAGATTTAGTATTGGAATTTGTTTGTGTATTGAAAAGAAATAAATTTAAATACGTATTAAATCATGTTCGGGCACATCAAGCAAATGACAATTATTTTTCAATTCAAAATAATAAAGTGGATAAATTAGCGAAAAAAGGAACAACTTGTCAAATATTTCATATTATTGAATGAATTTTAGATTTATAAATTATTTTTATAGATTCATCATTATTAATTTCATATAATTAATAAATTTATAGATTTAATTTATAAATAAATCAATAATGCGTAAATAAAATATTTTTTAAAATAAAACGTAAAAGTAATAATAATGAGTCTGGCTAACTACGGTACGGCTATTGCCAACAGTTTTTATGGAAGATTATTTTTTCAAAACGAGTCTGATCAAGACTTAACAGTTCAACACGTCCAAAACGGAACAATCAGTTTGCTTACAACAGGTGCAAATTCTATGGTTAAAATAGGCGGATCAACCGCAGCCGCACAAATTCAAATTGTTGAAGGAACAGTTACTTCGAGTTATGCATCATCTAGTACAATAACGGATGGTGTTTCCACTTTAAAAAATGGTTTATTCACTGGCTTAAAATCTGTCACTTCCACCACGATAACTGATGGAACAATGCAAATGAAAGCAGGATCAATAACGGGTGCATTGACAATTGATGCAGTGGTGGGTTCATTTACTACCATGTATGGTGATGGAAGTGGATTAACGGGTGTTGTGGCAGCGGGTGGAAGTGCTAAATCATTAACGTCCAATAATACCTATATTAATGTTGATGATAACGGTGGATCTGATGGATTTCTTAAATTTGCAACTGAAAATGTAGAACGTATGCGAATTATAAATAACGGAAATGTAGGTATAGGTGTAACAAATCCTTCAAAAACATTAGAAGTAAATGGTATGGGTTTAATATATTCTATTACTGACAATGTGGCAACTCTTCAAGCAGGTTCATTCACGAATGTAAATGTTGTATATTCAAATACGCTAACGGATAAGGTTGCAACTTTAACAGGAGGAACATTCACTAACCTTAAATCCGTCACGTCTAATACTTTTACTGATGGTGTTGCATCTTTGAACAATGGAACATTCAGTGCTTTAAGATCTGTTACATCGAATACTTTTACTGATGGAACGGCAATTTTACAAGGGGGATTATTTACCGGTCTGAACTTAGTGACAACAACCACTTTAACTGATGGAACAGGGACTTTATTAGAGGGTAATCTAACAGGTTTAAAATCAGTAACATCAGTTACTTTAACGGATGGTTCGTTGGTGATTCAAAATTCATCAATAACAGGTGGTGGATTTATTTATTCTGCAACTATAACAGCAGGAGCAAAATTAACAGGACTAACAATTACTGATAATGTAGCAAATTTAGAAAATGGATTATTTACTGGTTTGAAATCGGTAACATCAAGTTCTTTTACTGATGGAATCGCAACTTTAACAAATGGAACATTTACTAATCTTAGGTCTGTTACATCCAACACTTTAACTGATGGAATAGCATTATTATATGAAGCGTCACTAACAGGGGCGATATTCGTTGATACTGATATTGCTTCCGTTACCAAAATTATCCAAGCATCTTCTATTACTGACAATGTAGCAACCCTTAGGGCAGGTTCATTCACCGATTTATTACATGTGGCTTCTCAATTAGGTTCAATCACTAATACTTTATATGCTTCAACTATTACTGATAATGTTTCATCATTGTCTGGTGGTATATTTTTAGGATTAAAATCGGTTAATTCAAGTTCTTTTACTGATGGAATCGCAACTTTAACAAATGGAACATTTACTAATCTTAGGTCTGTTACATCCAACACTTTAACTGATGGAATCGCATCATTATACGAAGCGTCACTAACAGGGGCGATATTCGTTGATACTGATATTGCTTCCGTTACCAAAATTATCCAAGCATCTTCTATTACTGACAACGTAGCAACTCTTAGGGCAGGTTCATTCACCGATTTATTACATGTGGCTTCTCAATTAGGTTCAATTACTAAAACTTTATACGCTTCGACTATTACTGATAATGTTTCATCATTGTCTGGTGGTATATTTTTAGGATTAAAATCAGTAAATTCGTCATCTTTCACCGATGGAGTTGCAACTTTAACCAACGGAACATTTACCAATCTTAGGTCTGTTACATCCAACACTTTGACTGATGGAGTAGCGTTATTATATGAAGGGTCATTAACAAGTATGAGATTCATTGATTCTCAAGTAGCGTCAGTTACCGTTACTTTAACAGCAGGAACAGTATCTAGTGGTGAGATAACGGATGGTGTTATTACTGTTAAGGATGGTACAATATCATGTACAGGTGATACTGGATTTATTGAAGCAAATATTGGTTCATTTACTAATTTATATGCTAACGATTTATTTGTGGCAGATGATATGGTGGTGAATGGAACAACAACATATGTTAATACTTCTCAAACAAGTTTCGAGGATGAGTTAATTTCATTGGGTGCTAGTGATGGACGTTCAGTGGCTTCTGTGTCAGGTTCAGTTGTTTATTTGGAAACAGATGCAACGGCAGCATACACAGGTTCATCATATGTATTATGTATGCAAACTAATGGAACAAAGGAGATTATTGGAGTGGCTAGTTATTCAACTAATGCGGTAACATTGGATAGTGCTCCTAATGCTTCTACTACATATATTGCATTAATTAGCACGGAAGCAGTGGCGGATGGTGCAGGTGTCGAAATGTTAGCACATAATGGAAGTGGTGCATCTAGAATTAAAACATTACATTATGTTAATGGTTCAAAATCGATGGAAGTTATATCTGAAGGGGATTCTCTCGATTTGCGTGTATCTAATGCAAATGCAGTATCATATTTTGGAGTAAATGATAATTCAACACATAAGAAGTTATTAACTTCAGATGCATTGTATTTGAATTTAACAGCAACGGGAAGCATTACTGGTGGTAGCGAACCTGTGGCTATTTACATGTCGAAAAATGGTGGTGGAAGCGATGCTAATGGAGATTGGAGAACTAAAATATCAGGTTCAGGAACAAGTCAAACACTTGTTTATGAACAATATAATGGTTCTAGTTGGATTACAAGGTGGCAATTGGATTAAGATCGAATTATAATAATTATTAGATTTAATATCATATGATATTAAATTTGGACATTTATGTCATCATAGAAATCGTGAAAACCATTTTATTAGTTTGCAAGGATTTTTATTTTTATTTTAATAGATTCATAATTGGTTTATGGAATAAAAACACAAATATAATTATTAATAATATATATATTTGTTCATTTTCCAAACCATTTTTTTGACATGTTACGATTTTCATAACACATTTTTTATGTGTTCCTGTTGCGGGAGTAATACATCCTTTTGCTAATTTATCATCTCTTTCTTTGTTAGTAGTCTTCTTGCATTTTGCTCGAAATGTCTCATATAAGGTATTAACTTCTTCAAATTTAGGAATATCGCATTTTGGAACTCCTAATTTATCATTTACTTTATTGTGTAAATTATATAACCATTCGCATAATTTTGCTCTAGTATCCAAATAATTATCAATTGGTATTTCCTTGATAAACACTTTGTATGAATCACGACAATAACGACAGGGTAATATATCACCTATGGATTCAAAAAAGTTTTTATAATCACGTTTTTTGTTATTATGTTCTTCATTATTTGGATTAATAGCATATGGATAACCATAAGCAACTGAATGAAGAAATAACCAACCGGGACCACCCCATATTTTAGTGACCATTCCATTATCAGCATCTGGATCAGTGCAACCGCCATCACAATTTTTTCCGTGTGTAGGACATTCTTTTTGCATCTTATATATATTAGGTAGATTTTTTATATACAAATTTTATCAGTTATAATTTCCTCTTTAACTTCTTGATATGTATCATAATTATCATTGAAGTATAATTGAATCAATTTAACTTGAAAGTTATTATAATCCTTAACTAATTCATTTTTTATTGTATTGACTAATAAATCAATCTTATCGCTTAATACTAAATTTAAATTTTTTCCTTTATGTCTAGTTATATCAGGGTTGAAGCGAATAAATATAACAGATCTGCCTCCAATACCACTCACAATTTCGCAGATCCTTGCACATTCACAAACATCTTCGTACGTCCTATGTTGGTGTTCATCTATTTCGACAATAACACAATGTTTATCTAACTCAAAAAAGACATCAGGACGTTTTTTAGAACAATCTTGTAACATTTTGTTTGAATTGTATTCGAATTTTGTGTTAATCGTTTTTCTTAAATGACGTACAACCGCCCATTCTTTTTTATTTTGAACTTTTTTACAACGATTACATATATGTTTTGAATATTCTTTAATGTCACAAAATTTACACAATTTTTTAATATTAGTTTCATATTCCTCAGGTGCATGTTTTAAACATACTTTTTCTCCATCCACAGTAAATTCATATTCGTTATCACAATCTAAAATCGAACATTGATTCTCTAGGACAAGATTAACCATGTTGGGTTCTTTGTGTTCATAACAATATTGTTTTCTTTTATTAACAAATCCGTAAATAGAAACATTACTGCATTTTCTGGTTTGACATTTTTTCGTTGTAGTGTCAGTCATATTTTCTTTTTTATGTTCCCTACAATAAATACCTATTTTTTGAGTTGGAAAATTGAATGTGGGATGTTTATCACATTCATCTGCACGACAACGTTTTGTTTTGACATCAATCATATTTATGCTCTTATGTTTGAAACAACAAATTGCTTTGGTTTCAGTTGGTAAATTAAAACATGGAACTGTATTACAACCAATGAAAATGCAACGTTTAGTTTTAATATCAATCATGTCCTTCTTTTTATGGGTAGAACAATACATTTTTATTTTTTCTGTTGGTAAATTAAAATTAGCCGTTTTATTACAACCATCGTGAATGCAACGTTGTATCTTAATATCTAACATATTTTTCAATTTGTGTTCTGAACAATATAATGCCTCGTTTTCCGATGGTAGATTAAAATTAGGTATTTTATTGCAACCGTCATGAATACAACGTTTGTGTTTAATATCGATCATGTTCTTCAATTTATGTTTCGTGCAATATATACCAATCTTTTCAGTTGGTAAATTAAAATTTGGTATTGTATTGCAACCGTCATGAATACAACGTTTATGTATAATGTCAATCATGTTTTTTAGTTTATGTCCTGTACAATAGATCGGAGTAGTTTCTGATGGTAAATTAAAAGTAGGGCGTTTATCACAACTATCGTAAATACAACGTTTAGATTTTATATCCACCATATTTTCTAATTTATGATTTTTACAATATAATATTTTGATTTCAGTCGGAAAATTGAAACGAGAATTTTTATTGCAATTTTCATAAATACATTTTCTAGTCATATTATGTAATATTATCACTAAATCTTAATATCAATTTTTTTATATTTTTTCATAAAAATTCTATCCATTCTTTGATAGTTTGGTTATCATAACCTCTTTCTAACATTTCTTTTTTTACCACATTTATAAGTGCGTTACCATCATATTTTTCTTGTAATTTAATAATTAAATTACCGATCTGTTCATTTGAACTAATTTCTATCAAAATATCATCATAAAAACCACTAAGAATATTTAATAATCTAGTCATTCGTCCAGTCAAACATTTATTAATAGAATATTTTATTTCTTCTTCTAATATTGTAAAAAGTTCCATTTTATTTTTGTGTTTTAAAATACGATTAAAAACATAATGAAAAAGTTCTTCAAACGTAATTAAATACACACTATGTTTTATTTCGTGATCACAATAATGCAAAATTTCATTTTTAACTATTTCAGATAAATTTGATTCCAAAAGTTCATTTTTGCATTTTTCTAAAGGTATTAAATTACTATCTTTCATGATGTTTTCTAATGATGTCCTAAATGAATGTTGAACATTAGAATTATGAACATTTTCAACATCATAATAAACTTCGATTTGTGGTTCTATTTTTCTCAATTTATTTAACCATCGTCTCACTAGTATATGTGTTGGAACTTTTATTGGATTATTCAAATAATATATTTTTTTAATGTGTCTTAATTCTAACATATTTACAGGAAATTCTGTTATTTGGTTATTACATAAACATAATTGTTGTATTTTTGGCGGAAAATCTTTAGAATTAATTTTCGTTATTTTGTTATTATCCAAATTTAATATTCGTAAATTTGGTGGAAAGTTATTAACGGTAGTTATCAAATTAATTTTTAGGGCTAATATTTCCAAATCATTCAAAAAACTTCCATTGGTGATTTCAGTAATTTGATTATTACTTAAATATAAATTTTGTAATTTTTTTGGCATATAGGTACAATTTATTTTTGTTAAATTATTATTTTCCAAAACTAATGTTTGTAAATTTCTTGGAAAACTATTATGAATAATCTTAGTAAAACCATTATTTCTCAAATATAATTCAGATAATTTAATTGGTAAATTATTCACCATAGTTAGGCAATTATTGTCCAAATGTAATTTTTGCAATTTTTGTGGGAAATTTCCATATTTAATTTTAGTGATTTGGTTATGACACAAATTTAAAAATATTAAATTTACAGGAAAACTATGTGGTGTAAGTTCTTTGAACTGATTTTGACTTAAATCTAATGAACATAAATTTTCTGGAAAAATATTTGGACTGACTTTGGAAATTTTATTAAGACACAGATCTAATTTTTGTATGTTGTCAGGAAAACTATTTATGGCGATTTCAGTAATTTTGTTATCACATAAATTTAGATCTAAAAGATTTTCTGGAAAACATTTTCGATCAAATTTCAAAATTCTGTTATGTGCAAGATTTAATATTCGTAAATTTTTTGGAAAACAATGATGATCTATTTTTTTTATGAAATTATCTGCCAAATATAATACTTGTAAATTTTTTGGAAAATAAATACTAACTGAATGTAACATATTTAATAATCGTAAATTATCACACGTAATTTCCCCGATTAGATTACAAGACAAGTTTAATTTCAATAAATTAGAAGGAAAAAAACAGTACATTAAATTGATTATTAAATTATTGGATAAATCTAATTCTTGTAAATTAACAGGAAAACAATTTTTATCTATTTTTTTAATCATATTATATTGCAAATTTATTTTCTGTAAATTTTTAGGAAGACTATTTTTCCATAATTTAATTACTCTATTATTAGCAAAATTTAGTTCTTTTATATCATCATAATTTAATTTTGATTCTCGTAATTTTGTTAAAGAAATACAATCTACATGTCTGTGTCTAAGTGGATCATAAACGGGTATTTCATAATCATTTGGAAACATATTTTCTCTTATTGTGAATAATTCCATAAATATATAATTTGATTATATATTCATTATATAAATATTTACTCATTTTTCATTCTTGTAGGATATTTCAATTTACACATACCATCCTTATATTCAATATAATTATAATTAATGGCGAATATTTTAACAATTCCACAAGTTGGAACACCAAACGATAAATTAAGTTTAACGGAAGTTTTTTGTTCATCGAGACCAGAAAAATCAAGTGTTCCAGATGGTTGATGTTCTTCAGGTTTGAGTGCAAACGAATAAACATTGATACCACGACTAGAAGGAACGTTTGTATGATATTTATATGGTTGTATTGTGTTAAAATAATTGCCATCACATTTTTCAAATCTTTCATGATTACCAATGGTAAGTCTAGCATATGACACAGGATTTTTATTGGAAACATATCCATTCCTAGTGATAACATCTTCAGCACGAACAGTTTGATTATCTGTCCAATTACACCATTGATTATGTTTTTTGGAATCATCTCGTAAAACAACCCAAATTAGTTCCTTAACAGGATGATCGAAATCAAGATTAATTGAGATAGATTCAACAGGAACATCAATAACGACATTTTGGTATTGTAATTGTTCGATTAAATTATCATTTACTTCTTGATTTACTGCTAAATTTCTTCTTTCTTCAGTATCTAAATAAATATATTCCGACCACATAGATACATCTGTTAATAACATATTTGGAATTGGTTTTCCGATATGTGGTAATAGCAAATTTTCAAGAGAATTGAAATCAAGTTTTACTTTAACTTCACTAAATCCCAAAGAAATCAATGGAACACAGATATTATTCTTAAAGAACAGAAACGATAAAGGTATTCTCAATTTCTCAGGTAAATCAACATTACCTATCATTCTATCCATTCCTTTTTGTTTCCCAACAGGTAGTGATAAATCATTTAATATATTCATCCATGAACCGTTAATTTCTGATACAACTATTCCTCCGATACTTAAAGAGGCATTATTTATCAAGGCATGTCCTATATTATCAACCCAACCATAGCCATCTGGGAGTGATGGTAATGTTATTTCCAACCAAATCTCACGTAACAAATCGCCTATTCGGTTAATCGTGATTAATTTTGATTTTCCAAAAAAATTCATATTTTTATCAAAATCATTTTGTTTTGTATATTCAATTGAAAAATTTGTATGTTTATGATACACAGTTTTAAAATATGATATTTGTGGATTACCGATCAACATATCCACACTTTGACCACCTTGAGAAATTAATTGTATTAAACCACCACCCATTCTTTTTTTGTCATGTATAATAAAATAAATTTTGGTTTCAAACGCAATATTATTCCATTAATATACCAGCCATACCACAATCATAACGTATCATGTTGTAATTAACAGCAAATAATTTAACTGTTCCAGTAATTGCAGTGTCAAACGATAGTTCGAGAGTTACTAATTTATTTTCTGATGATAATCTAGTAAAATCGATAAATCCTGATGGTTGATATTCTTCAGGTTCAAATGCAAATGAATAAACATTAATACCTCGTGTAGAAGGAACATTTGTGTGATATTTGTATGGTTGAACCGTATCGAAATATTTACCATCACGTTTCTCGAACCTATTAATATTGTCCAATTTAATTGTTGCGTATGATACAGGATTACCGTTGCGGGTATCACTACCTAAAACTGTTTGATTATCTGTCCAATTAAACCATTGTTTATTTTTTTTGGAATCATCTTGTAAAACAACCCAAACTATCTCTTTGATTTGATGTGAAAAATCTAAATTAATTGAAATGGATTTTGTTGGTTCAGGAATATCAACATCTTGATATTGGATTCGTTCAATAAGGTATTCTGTTCCTATTTGTGCTAGACGACGCCGTTCTTCCAATTCCACATAAATATAATCAATGTATAAAGATGTATCTGTCAAAGACAAATCGCCACCGTTTGATTTTACCAATATATTGTCCAATGAATTAAAAGTAACTGATATTCTAACTTCGTGGAATGCTAATTTTATGATCGGAACACAATTATTATTTTTGAGAAGTGGAAATTCTAGAGGAATTTTTAATTTACGAGAACCATCGTTTCCTATTAACATATTCATTCCATTACGTTTTTCATCAGTTAATGTTAAATTATTATGTATGTTCATCCACGATCCGTTAATTTGTGAAACTATCTGACCACCCATATCAATATGTGCATTGGCTATCAAAGCATATCCTATATCATCCACCCACTCACAATCCACAGGTAATGTTGTTTCTAACCATAATTCATTGAACAAATCACCATATCTACCAACAATCAATTGGTTAGTTTTACCAAATTCAGAAATATTAGGAAAATTATTTTTTATTGATTCAATAGCGAAATTTGTCTGTTTATTAAATACACTAGTGAAACTAGATATTTGTGGGTTTCCTATGAGATATGAACTTTCGTTACCACAATGTGTAATTTGCATCAAACCACCACCCATCGTTTTTATTTATATTATAAATAAAAATTAATTTATGAACGTAAATGTAAATGTATAAATCAGTTCGTAAATTACTATAAATTATACGCCAATCCACACATTCCACCCGTATAACGAATACGATTATAATTTAAAGCGAATATTTTAACAGTTCCACAGGTTGGAACACCAAACGATAAATCAAGTGTAATAGGTAATTTGTCATTGTGAAGCCTAGAAAAATCCATTATTCCTGATGGTTGATGTTCTTCAGGTTTAAGTGCAAATGAATAGACATTAATACCACGACTAGAAGGAACATTTGTATGATGTTTATATGGTTGTACTAAATTAAAATAATCGCCATCACATTTTTCAAATCTGTCGTGCTCACCAAGAGCGATTTTCGCATATGACACAGGATTATCATTAACAATATATTCATTTCGAGTATTTACATCTTCCGCACGAACAGTTTGATTATCTGTCCAATTGAACCATTGATTATGTTTTTTTGAATCATCTCTTAAAACAACCCAAATTATTTCTTTAACAATCAAACCAAAATCAAGATCAATCGAAATTGATTCGACAGGTATATCAATATCAACCTCTTTATATTGTAATTGTTCTATTAAATTCTCAATAGGTTGCACCAATGTTCGTCTTTCTTTAGATACTAAAGAAAGACGCACCAATGTTCGTCTTTCTTTTGTATCTAAATAAATATATTCTGTCCATAATGATACATCATTCAATAATACATTCGGTGTTGGCTTTCCGACATGTGGTAACACCAAATTTTCCAATGAATTAAAATCAATGGATACCTTAATTTCATGATACGCTAATGCAACTATTGGAATAGTATTGTTTTTGAAAAGCGGAAATTGTAGGGGTATTTTTAATTTCTTAGGTGAATTAATATTACCAATCATTTTATCCATTCCTTTTTGTTTTCCAATTGGTAACGATAAATCGTTTAATATATTCATCCATGAACCATTAATTTTCGATATCCATTGACCACCGATACTCAAAGAAGCACTATTTATCAAAGCATGTCCTACATTATCAACCCAACCATATCCATTTGGAAGTTGCGGTAATGTTATTTCCAACCACATTTCACGTATTAAATCACTTGATCTGCTAATATTAGTTTGATAAGTTTTACCAAAAAAATTTTCTTCATCACGATTGCTTCTTTGTTTTATATAGTCAATTGAAAAATTTGTATGTTTATTATATACACATTTGAAATGTGATATTTGAGGATTACCGATTAATTTATTAGGATTACCAATTGACTCATCAGAATCGCAAATTACCAACGTGCTTACAGAACCACAACTAACCAATTGTATTAAACCACCACCCATTATTTTTATTCTATATAATAAAAAAAAATTAGGTTACAAACGCATAAAGATTTGTAAATATATTAAATATATGTCAAAAGTAAATTTATATGATCCTTTAACTAACACATTTGTTGTTGCAAGTTCGCTATTATATCCACAAGATGATACTTCAAATGAACAAGGAGGAATTGTCAAAAATAAAAAAAAACAAAAAAAAATATTGGAAAAAATACACGAAATAAAAGAGTTTATAAATTATTATAAATCAAGAGAATATACTTGGTTAAATGGTTCTGATTCAGGTTATGGTAGCAATACGGCGTATGATAATGATGACAAAGAAATATTCGAAGAACGCAAACAAAGAGATATTGATAGATTATGTAAAAAATTTACATATTATAATAATAAATTACCATCACATGTTAGGATTTCATTGGAAAAATAAAATGAACGATTGATTTATTGATAACTATCACTTATTTTGTATCAAAAAAAAAAATAAGAAAACAAAGGACT